CAGGAGGTTGGTACAGATGAAAATGGTAGAACAAATGAATGTCTAGTTGTATATGACTATCTTAAATTAATGTCATCTACTTCTATTACTAATAATATTCAAGAGTACCAAGCGCTTGGTTTTCAAATTACCAATTTACATAACTTAGCTGTTAAATATGATTTTGCCTGTTTGTCTTTTGTTCAGTTGAACAGAGATGGTATTACCAAAGAATCTACAGATGCCGTAAGCGGTTCTGACAGACTTATTTGGCTGTGTACATCATTCTCTATATTCAAAGAGAAGTCAGCAGAGGAAGCAGCAGAAGACGGTCCACGGGCAGGTAATAGAAAACTTGTACCTATTGTTTCACGTCATGGTCCCGGTATGCAGGATGGAAACTATATAAATTTAAATATGAGTGGGCAACACGCTCTGCTTACAGAATTAAGAACTAGAGATGAACTCGTAGCAACAGGTGGAGCAGACGCTATTGAAGGTGCTGAACTACCATTCGATGAGGATAACGATGAATAAATATGAAGGTGTATTTAATGGCGGCCCTGAACACGGACAAAGATATCCGTTTCCAAAGAACCAAGAAATAATTGAAGTAACTAAAGTATATGACAGCGGATTAACAACCGTGTCTAAATATGCTAGAAGAAGAGTAGAAGACAATGTAATTTATTACGACCTCATGGAAGAGAAGTTCTTAAAATACGCAAGTCACCTCGAAAGAAATGATTTAAAATGAGTATAATTCCATTGTCTATCGCTACTGTATGCTACATCATAACAGCGTATAGTAATTTGAAGCAACGTGACTATCCTCACGCCTTTGTTTGGTTTTCTTACGCGCTCGCTAATTGTGGACTATTATGGTATGAGTACGACAAAACAAAAACTTGACTTAAATAAAGTTAGAGATATTATCTTTAAAGATATATTCTTGCTATTGAATGACCTTGAGTTAGACTATCAAACTAAAAACAATAATGTGTTTATGAGATGCCCTATACATCATGGCGATAACGATAACGGTCTGTCTATATCATTAACGTATAAAAACTGGCGCTGCTGGACAAGAAGTTGCCACGAAGATAGTAGTACAAACATATTTGGATTTATACAGTCTGTGTTTATAGAAAGAGGACAAGACGCTTCTTTTTCTGATATATTAAGATATGTATGTAAGCTGTATAAAATTAGAGATACAGAGCCAAAGAGAGAAAAAGTAGAAGATCCCTACGAAGATTTTAGCGAATTTGTAAAAATCTTTAAGGATAATTCACCACTCGACCATATAACTATTGAGGACGTAAAAACCTGTGGAAATTCACCCTATTTTGAATCCAGAGGTTTCTACACTAATACTCTCAGACATTTTTGTGTAGAAGACTGTCTGGATAAAAAATCTATAATGAAAGATAGGTCAATTATACCTGTTCATTATCAAGGAAAGAAGGTCGGTTTCATAGCAAGAGCTACTAAGTCGTGGCAGTCGCCAAAGTATTTGTTTTCTGACGGATTTAAGAAGGCAAACTATTTATACAACTATGATAAAGCGTTAGATAGGTCGCTAGAAACCGCCACCCTCTTTCTTGTAGAGGGGCAAGGTGATGTCTGGAAAATGTACGAAGCGGGAGTTACAAATTGCGTAGGACTATTTGGCAAGGACATATCAAGACAACAAACAGACTTACTACTAAAAAGTGGCGCTACTAAACTTATCGTATTGACTGACAACGACCAAGCCGGTAGAGAGTCAAAGATAAAAATACAAAGAGACCTATTTAGGTCATTCAATTTAAAGTTTCCAAAGTTTCATGGAAAAGACATTGGTGACATGTCAATTGAGTCAATACAAAATAACATTCTTTCAGAATTAAAGGGTATGTATTAATGATTATTGGTATTTCTGGTAAAAAACAAGCCGGTAAAACAACTGTTGCTAACATTATTCATGGTGAAGTTCTAAAAAACAAAGAGCTTATTATAGACTATAATATAAACGATAAGGGCAAACTTGTAATCAATACCACAAACTCCCTTGGTAAACAGGGTTGGGGTGAATTTGATATTGAGCGCAAAGATGAACAGTTTATAGAGTATGCCCATTATAATATGTGGCCCTTCGTGAAGTTACATAACTTTGCTGACTCACTAAAAGACATGTGTATCAATCTATTTGGATTTACATATGAGCAGGCGTATGGAACTAACGATCAAAAAAACCAAGTATTAGATCATATCAGATGGGAAGATATGCCAAGGTTTCAAAATATGAAACTGATGAAAAAAATGCCTATAGACGCAAGAAAAAGTTGGGACTGGCGCGAAGGCGAAATGACTGCGCGTGAATTTATGCAGTTCTTTGGGACTGATATCATGAGAAAAATACACAACAACGTATGGGCAAATGCCTGTATTAATAAAATTACAAAAGAAGGTAGTGATCTTGCTATTATAGCAGACGTTAGATTTCCTAATGAGGTTGAAGCCATCAAAAAAGCTGGTGGCAAAGTATTGAGATTGGAGAGGAATGTTCATGAGGACGACCACGACAGCGAAACCGCGCTAGATGTGGACAACTATGACCATTCTAATTTCTGGCATGTGCTAGACAATAGGGAGATGACTATTCAGGATACAATTACTGAAGTCAAATCTCTATTGGAGCAAATTTAATGATAGTGACTTATATAAGGTCGTCTAGTTATAATAATTATGATTTCTGTCAAATGCAGTATTTCCTAACCTATGTATTAGGTTGGCGATCTGACAGTGGCAAAAAAGCAGACATGGGAACTATGGCCCACAAAGTCATGGAGATTATGGCTGGGTTGAAGAAATTTCAGCAAGATAATCCCCGCAGAAAATTCCTAGAAATAGAAGATGATAAGTGTGGGAAAATAAGGATTGGTAAAGATAGGTTATTTCTAGACGAGTTTGTTGACGAAATGACCGAGCTTGCTATCAATAAATACGCAGAGGATTCAAAACATAAGTTTTATCGTGCTGATAGAAAAGCGGTCAGAGACACAGTTGAGACATTCTTAACCCATTCTGATGGACTGTTTGACCCCAGAAAAAGAAACATTTTTCATCCAGAGGCGCACTTCGACATACCGATTGAAGAAGATTGGGCTAAGTTTGAATATGAAATCAACGGAGAAATAGTCAAGGGTCAATTAGCAATCAAGGGAACTATTGACTTGACAACATTGCTAGATGATGATACAATTGAGGTTGTTGACTGGAAAACTGGTCGTCGTATGGATTGGGCGACAGGAGAGGTTAAAGATTACAAAAAACTAGAGAATGATGCGCAATTACTATTATATTTTTATGCCATTTCTAGGGTTTACAAACAGTTTCCCAATAGGATAATGAGTATTTTCTTCTATAAAGACGAAGAAGGAGAAATTGACCCCAAGCCATTTAGCATCTGTCTTGGGCCAGAAGATGAGAAAAGATTCCTAGAAAAGTTGAGAAAAAGGTTTGAGGAAATTAAAGCCAATATAGATCCAAAGCCGATGGACCCAACTAGGAATAGTTTCAAATGTAAATATCTGTGTCATTTCTATAAGAATAACTGGGAAGGCTCAGATGATAATATGTGTATATATATAGAGAAGAAGTTAAAGAAGGACGGCTATGATAAAACCGTCAAAGATTGTACTTGTAAAGGTTTTTCAATAGGTTATTATGAGGCACCGGGATAATGTTTAATCATATTCATATTGGTCGTAGGGCATTTTTACAAACCAGCATGTTTGCTGCTGCTGGCACACAGTTTGCTTTTGGTGAGCAGAAGCATTATGAGAGCATTGAAGGTACTGCTAAAAGCACTATCTTTATCTACCTCCCCGGAGGTATCTCTGCTCAGGAGTCCTTTGACCCCAAAACCGTAGCACCGCTAGAATATCGCGGTTCTATGCAGGCAATTAATACGAATGTTCCCGGAATCCAGATCAACGAGCGACTACCAAAAACCGCTCAGGTGATGGATAAATTAACGATTATTCGTAGTATGACCCACGGAGAGGCAGCTCATGAAAGAGGAACAAACAGTGTCTTCACAGGATATAAACCGAGTCCAGCGCTACAATATCCGTCAATGGGGTCTGTTGTATCTCATGAGTTTGGGGATCGCAATAACATCCCCGGATACATTTGCCTACCCGAAAAACCAAATGAATTTGCGGGAACAGGATACCTAAGCAATGCTTATGCTCCATTTGCTCTAGGTTCCGATCCTGCTTCGGACAACTTTAGAGTTAGAGATCTATCTATAAATATTACAGATGAGCATTTCTCCAGAAGGAGAAACCTCCTAGATATTGTAAATAAAAATCTAAATGATAGAACTAATGCTGATACAGTTGCGGCAATGAATAAATTCTATGAGAAAGCATACGATCTCGTAGGTAGTCAGCACGCCAGAGATGCTTTTGATCTTGAAAAAGAAGATCCAAAAGTTCGTGACCGATATGGCAGGAATACTGCCGGAGCAAGAATGTTGATGTCCAGAAGATTGGTAGAAGCAGGTGCTAGATTTGTAACGATGACCTATGGTGGATGGGATATGCACCAAGACATCTTTAGTGGAATTAATTCCCAAATCCCGCCGTTTGACCAAGCCTTCTCGGTTTTGATACAAGACCTTTCAGAACGAGGACTTCTGGATTCAACTCTTGTTTGTGTTGTTTCGGAATTTGGAAGAACACCAAAGATTAATAAAGACGCAGGACGCGACCACTGGCCTAAAGTATTCAGTTCGCTGCTTGCTGGTGGTGGTATCAAAGGCGGAATGACTTACGGGACGACAGATGCTACTGGTACAGAACCAGAAGATAATCCTGTAACAATTCCCCATTGGGCAACTACAATTTATCACCAAATGGGAATCAATGCAGATAAAGAACTCATGGCACCCGGCGACAGACCTATCGAAATCGTAGACTTTGGTGAAGTTATTCAGGATATTATTGCATGATAAACAGAAGACATTTTATGGAACACGTTGGAGGGTTGGCAACATTATCAACTGCCTCCTCATTATTTGGTCAAAGCATTATTGATAATCAGGACGATTTAATCAAGAATGAAAAGGCCGCTATTCTTATATGGCTTGGCGGTGGCCCTCCAACTATTGATATGTGGGATTTGAAAACTGGTGCTACTGGCGGTCCGAACAGAGCGCTTAGTACAACTGGTGACTTTCAAATCAACGAACTAATGCCGTCACTTGCTAATCTTGGACAAGACTTCTCCTTGATTAGAACGATGATGACAAGAGAAGCAGATCACATGCGCGGATCGTACTATATGCACACAGGATTTAAACCAAATCCAAATATGGTACATCCGTCTATTGGTTCTGTAATTTCTTATGAACTATCTCAAGGACGAGATTACTTAGAAATTCCTCCATTCTTTTCTGTTAATACGGGAAGTTTGGGTGGTGGATTCCTTGGTGCGTCTTGGAATCCATTTGTTGTAAGTTCAAATGGTCAGGTTAGAAACCTTGGAGACAAAGTTGACAACCAAAGACTCATGGCACTTGCCGCTATTGAAACTGGATTTACAAAAAGAACAAACAGTGATATGGCAAAATATCATCAACAAATGATTGAAAAAACAATTTTGACCAATACCTCACCCCAGATGAAGGCGTTAAAACCTACTGACGAACCTCAAAATGTCATTGACGCTTATGGCGATACGGCATTTGGAAGGAGCGCGCTGATGGCAAGAAGATTGATTCAGCGTGGAGTTCCTTTTGTAGAGGTTGGTTTTGGGGGTTGGGACTTGCACCAAAACACTCACGAAACTTTGTCAACAAAACTTCCAGAAGTAGACAAGGTTGTTTCCAGTCTGATCTTAGATTTGAAACGACTTGGCATGTGGGATAATGTTGCCATTGTTATGATGGGTGAATTTGGTAGAACGCCAAGGATCAACCAGAACGCTGGACGAGATCACTGGGCGAAGATTTGGTCGGCATTTGTGTCAGGTGGATTACTTAAAGGAGGTCAAGCCATTGGTTCTTCCTCGTCGGATGGAACTGAAATAGATAGCGGTGAACCGTATTCAGCAGAAGATGTGATGATGACAGTGTGTCACGCACTAGGTATTGATACCGAAAAAAGCTATACGGCAAAGAATGGTCGCCCAATGAGAATAGCTAACAATGGTAAAATTATAAAGGATATAACATTATGAGAAATTTAATCTTGGCAGTTTTGTTTTTGACATCTACAATCGCGTTGGCAGACGATAAGAAACCACAAAGACCAGAGAGGCCACAGGCGAGGTATAGTCAACGTGGGCATCATCCACATGGCGCTCATCAGTAT